TTTGTGGTGGTTTTTGGTCGCGGGGGCCGTTTCCCGCCACTGGTGGCTCTTTTCGCCACTGGTGGCGTTTTTTGTAACTGGTGGCGTTTTCCGCCACTGGTGGCACTTTTCGCCACTGGTTTATTTTCAACGTTAGGAAGGTCTTTCACTAAATAGAATTCAGTCGTTCTTCCAGCGGTTTTAACAGTACGAATCAAACCAACTTCTTCAAGCTCTTTAAGGATTTCATAGATAGTTTTGTCTCTGTTAATGCCAGTGAATTGTTTAAATTGATCAATAGAAATAAAATCACTCTCTTTCTGCCAACCAGTCGTTTTACGAGCCACCAACAAATAGGCTTTTACAGCGTTACCAGAAAGGGCAAACATCACTTCATCTACAAAAGCATTAGGGATCTGAAAAGAATTAGGAATAAATTTGCTCATAGCATTAACTCCGAAGCGTAACGTTGTGCGATCCATTGAATACCTTTCGATGTCACGCGAGTTTGTGTAAAGTTGTGACCATGCTCTGCTGTGCCAGTTTTCACTGTAAATAAGCCACGGCTTTGTTTGTCTGAATATGGAATAAGATTGCCTGATTGACGATATAACGCTTTATCTCTCTCTAGTGCAGCAATCATCGCTTTCTCTGGCATATTTAAGATTTTTGCCGTTTCGCGTAATGATTTTGTTGTGCCAATATCAACGTAAAGATCTACAAAGTCCGCTTTAGGTTTCATCGCCTTGTTCTCTAACGCTAAAGCTTGTTTCTCTTTCTCTGATGCCACCAACTGCTCTAAGGCTTGAAGATAATTTTGCGGTAAAAGTGCGGTCGGATTTTGTTGGTTTTCTAACTCTTGCCAACGGTCAATAACTGCCGCTGTAAATTCCGGTGAAAACTGAGCTACTAAAATATAAGTGTCGCGCTTATTCAAAAAATACTCATAGTAGATTTGACCATTCTGTGGGTGGGTGTACGGTTTCGGCTGATACCCCCCAATCACACCTTTTGAAATAAGTGTTTCAATGCTTTTACACACGTCACTATGTCTAGAATTAACAAGTTTTGTTATTTCTCGACTGCTCATTGTTAATGCACTTGCATTTTTATCATTAATCGGTAATAATTCATTCATCTTGTGAACTCCTTGTGAGTGTAATTAACCACGGTGTCCGCCGTGGTTTTTTATTTCCGTTTATTAAGTAAAATCACACACTCAATAGAATGTTGTGTTGCAGCTAAATGTTTGTTTAATAATTTTCTAATAATTTCTTCTTCTCCTTGGGTAATTTCGCCATCTTTTAACGCATCTTCCAACACGCCGAAAAGCATGCCTCGAGCTGATAATTCATGCAGTTGGATATTCGCCATTTCCACTGCATCTAGATTGTCTGCATCGGTATCTTTTACAAATCGTCCACCAGCATTACGGCAAAGCTCCTCGATAAAATCAGTGCAGCCATACTCGAGCTGGACGGCAATCAATTCTTCATTTTTAAACCGTTGGCCTTTTGTTTGGTAAAGACGGTTATTTAACTCGCTTTCGGTAAAACCGAGAAAGCCGGCTACCGCACTTTTGCCGCCTGGCACTCTCTCGATCATCTCTATAATGGTTTGTTTCATTGCCATAATTCCTTTCCCCTTTTTGTGGTTTTCTTTTTCCGTGGAAGATTTAGACTTTTTTCAAGATTTTGAATAAAGATTCGAGTCGACTTTTAACTTCCCTTTAGTTAGGTATTGCAATTTATATGCATTTTTTTCAGGGATTACCTTTCCCCATTGGGAAATAGCGGATGGACTAATATTCAACACTCTGGCAAGTTTTCTAGAGTTGCCAAAGAATTTAATAACATCATCTTTAAACATAAGATTCCTTAAATGACAATTAAGATTACTTTAAATTTTATCATTAAAGGAATTTTAATTCAATAAAGGTTAAGATTGCTTAATAAAACAAGGAGTAATCAATGCACAATGAAACAATTGGAGAGCGCATTAAGCGTAGAAGAACAGAGTTAAAACTGACACAAAAAGAGTTAGCTAATGCAATTAAAGGTGTCTCAAATGTGGCAATATCCCAATGGGAATCAGATACTACAAAGCCAAATTCTGAAAATATCTTAGATCTATCAACCGTATTGCAATGTGATATTAGTTGGTTATTGCGTGGTAATGGGCAGTCAAATGTATTACCAGCAAGTATTGGTGGAAATAAAATCCCCTTAATTAGCTATATTCAGGCTGGAAAATGGTCGGGAATATCATCTATTAAAGAAAGTTGTGGTGATTTTGATTATGTCTTTACAGATCTTGATGTTTCTGAAAATGCTTTTGCGCTTTCTATAATTGGGGATTCTATGGAGCCTGAATTTAAAGAGGAAGATGTCATTATTATTGATCCACAGGTGCAACCTGTTGCAGGAGAATTTGTCGTTGCAGTTAATGGAGATTATGAAGCAACCTTTAAAAAATATCGCCCCCTAGAAATAGATGAATATGGTCGAACTCAATTTGAATTAATTCCTTTAAATTCAGATTACCCTAAAATGTCTAGCTTAAAGCAACAAATATCAATTATAGGAACGATGGTGGAGCATCGAATTTACAGAAGAAAGAGATAAGTTATGGGCAAGGGGCTGATTGAAAAAATGAAAACATTGAGTTTAACTTCTAATAGACAAAGAAAAGATTCAACGATAAAAGTTATAAAGAAACGAAAAATTCCTAAAATATTATTGAATGAAATAAATGAATATGCCCCACCAATTCAAGAGGAAATAATAACTCCTAAAGAGATAAAAGATAAAGCTCTCACTAAGATAAAAAGAATATATATAAAATCATTCCGCGGGTTAAAAGAAATTGACTTATCTATTGCAGATAACATTACATTAATCGCTGGCAGAAATGGAACTTGTAAATCAACAATACTAGGGATTATTGCACAATGTTTTTCTTTTAATAAAGATTACTCTCAAGTAGATGAGAAAGGAAAATTCTTAAATATTCCCTATAAAACATTAACAGGGAAAAAGTTTATATCCTATGCAACGGAACATTTTAGATTATCTGAAAAGTATGATCTTACAGGCACAATGGATATTAACATTGAAGTCTATGATGCAATTAATCAGCTTTATCTAGATAAATTACAGTTACGCCTAACTCAAGAGACGAATAAAAATGGGCAGCTGGTTCCACGTTCTAGACTTAGAAATAACCAAGATACTGACAGAGCGGTAACTCACCCAGTAATTTATCTTGGATTGAAAAGAATGTTTCCTATTTCAGAAAGAAAATATGAAGAAAAAGAAAATGAAAAATTTATTCAGGACAACATCAAAGATTTTTTAAAAGATAATAACAATATACTTGCCAAAAGATCTTCTCAAGTAACTACAACCTTGGGTATAGTAAATTCTATTGTCGCTCATTCTGACAGTTATGATCATCAATCAGTATCAGTGGGAGAAGATAACGTTGGCCAGATATTACAAGCAATTTACTCATTTAAGAAATTAAAACAGGACATGGGAGATAATTATAAAGGGGGGATTATTTTAATTGATGAACTAGATTCAGCTCTTTTCTGCGCGGCACAAATTAGACTGCTTGACTTACTAGAAAAATACTCGAAAGAACTACAATTACAGGTAATTATTACATCTCATTCCATTGAGATAATGGAGCGACTTTACAAATCAAGTAAAAGGAAAGATCAAGAAAATAATTTCAAGGTTCATTATCTAACAAATGCGTATGGAAGAATAAAACTGCTTTCAGATATAGATAAAATGAAAGCGGATATAAAAGACTGCATTCCAGACGAATATCTTTCATCACCAAAAGGCATAAATGTTTACACAGAAGATCAAGAGGCAAGAGATTTTTTACATAAATTATGTAAAGATAATATCATTGAAAAACAACTTAATATACTTGACGAAATACATATAGGCTGTAAAAACTACAAACAATTTATCAAATATAATATTCCAGAGTTTACGAAAAAATCACTTATTATTCTTGATGGAGATAATCGCACAGATGAAGACCTGATCAACAATACAAATGTAGTATGCTTACCAACAGAACTCCCCCCCGATCAGCTACTATTCGAGTACTTACTAAATAAAGATGAAGAAGATCCATTTTGGGAAATAAACGAAATCCCCAGATCAACGATCATCTCATTGCGCACTTCATTAGATATCACAGCAAGGTTAGATATTAATACCGGGGAAAAATTTGATTTAGTTCAAGTCATTAATAAATATAGAGAATCCGATGTAGTAAAAGAAAAGCCTCCGCTTAGAAAGCTATTTAAGAAATGGTATCAATCTCCAGAAATCCAACATCTTATCAAAAATAAGTCACTATACGAAAACTGGCTGCAAAATAATCCACAATATGTGGCGTCCTTTCTGAATTCTCTCCAAACCGCACTTCAATACACTCAAAAATACGCATAAATTAAAGCCACAAAGTGGCTTTTCGTCCATTTAATTAAGTTTTCTTAAACAAAATAATAAAAAATCTTAAATTTTTTATTGCTTTTCAATTTAAGATAACTTAAAATCAATGTCATCAAAACGAGATACACATAAACAAATATCTCGATGCTCTTTAAAAATTTGAAACAGGTTAGTGATGGGTTTTAGTGAGTTTATCAAGTTCGCTGATGATAAAAGGCTTAATCAATGTATTCACTTCATAGTAATTATAAACCCAAGAGTGCGAAATGAGATTCAGGCTAATCAACTTCTCAATAGCCAGCTTGGTTTTAAAATCCTCACTCCAAATTCGCTCACCTAAGCAAGATGATACAAGAATTTCCTTTTCCAGTTCGGAGAGATTGGAGAACAACTTAATTAGCTTATCAGATTCCGAGGACGTGATGGAAACTTGGCGAAATTTAGTAAAAGCAAGCTTTATACCATTACAAAGTAAAATCCAAGCCCCAGTGGAAAGTAGCGTAAAAATAATACTACCAAGAGCGGAAAGAGGAAACCAATTAGGAAAGAATATCGGGGTTTTAGCATCCATATCTGCCGCTAATTCAGGAGGCATAAAGTAAAAACTGCTAAATAAGAAAACGAAGAACATAGTCATATGAGTGAACACAACCTTAGTCAATATAGTGTTAAGTAGTTTGGCGTACTCTTCCATAATGTTCCTCTGATTAAATTGTAGTCGCAGAGAGCATTATATTCCTCGATGTAGTCGCATACAAGAGGACTTGAGCCTTACAAGTATAAAGAAAGGCGCTCATCATTAACCTGTTTTGAGTTTTAGACAATTTGGTCTCGTGCGGGATATAAATTATCGGCTGTTTAAGTCGAGTAACCCCAGAGCAGAAAACTGTACTGCGTGTTTAACCGAAGTGATGTGGTTGGCAGGTCAATGGCAGCGCTGTTTATATCTTTAAGCAATCCCTTAGAGGATACGAGTTCGGTCGGGGAAATGGTAACAAGCC